CCCTAAATCTAACGAGACATCAGGAGATGCTTGGTTTATCCCAACTCGATTAGCACTTACGTCTGCAAATAAAAGACCACTATCTACATTTACATCACCTGCAAAAGTAGCTGTTCCTGTAACTGCAGGAGCTGTTAAAGTCTTATTGGTTAAAGTATCTGTTGTTGTTTTACCAACTAAAGTATCTGTTGTAGCAGGAAGTGTAAGAGTAATATTACCACTAAATGCTGAGTGTGCAGGTGCTTGTAGTCTTGCATAGTGAGCATTATTAGACTCACAATAGAAGTCTACATAAGACTGCGAACCACCATTTTTAATAGCAATAGCACCCTGAGAAATCTGTACTCCGTTTGTAGAACCTCCACCTACTCCAAGAGAAGTTGTAATCTGTGTAGCTGCAGGTAAACCTACTGTAACTGTTCCTGAACTTTCTCCTACTTCTACTTCGTTACTTGTACCAGAGAAAGTAATTGTTCCTCCTAGTGAAGTCGCAGTAGAGTTACTACCATCAGATACAGTAATTGCAGAGTTTGCAAGCTTCGCGTTAGCAATAGATCCTGCCAACATTGCATTAGTTATAGCACCTGATCCAATTACAAAGTCTAAAGTACCATCTCCGTCTTCATAAGAAACTCCAATACCTGTTTCAGTATTGCTAGATACCATAGCACCAACAGTATCCTGTATAACTTCTGATAGATCTATGTTTGCAGTTCCATCAAAACTTACACCGTGTATTGTACGAGCTGTAGCTAGAGCAGTTGCTGTTCCAGCTAAACCTGTAGTATCTTGGTTAAGTGTTCCAACTGTAAAGTCTAAAGTGCCGTCTGAGTCCTCATACGCGACTGTAATACCTGATTCAGTATTTGAAGATACCATAGCTCCTACAGTATCTTGAATGACCTCTGAAAGATCTATATTAGCTGTACCATCAAAAGATACACCGTGAATAGTTCTTGCTGTTTCTAGAGCTGTTGCAGTCGCTGCGTTACCTGTTGTATCTGCTGTTCCAGTAAATACAAAATCTAAAGTATTATCTGAATCGTCATAAGTAACTGTTACTCCTGTCTCTGTGTTTCCAGAAACCATAGCTCCTACAGTATCACTAATAGTTTCTGCAAGTGTTACACCTGCTATAGTAATTGCATCAGCTTCAAGAGTACCATCAATATCTGCATCTCCACTAATGTCTAATGTAGCTGCATCAAGCTCTCCAGAGATTGTAATATTACGACCACCAGTTATATCTTTGTTAGAATCTGTAATGATTGCTTTACTTGCAATAACTGTACCGTTTGTAATACCATCTATAAGGTTAATATCTGTTGCACTTGCTGTAACACCGTCTAGTATATTCAGTTCTGCTGCTGTACTTGTAACTCCATCAAGAATATTAAGCTCTGCTGCAGTACTTGTAACACCGTCTAATATGTTTAGTTCGGCTGCTGTAGAAGTTACTGCTGTACCATTTATAGATAACGCATCTGTTTCTAACGTACCATCTATGTCAGCATCGCCTGATACATCTAAAGAACCTGCATCAAGTTCACCTGTAAGAGTAATGTTTCTAAAACTACCAATGTCTTTGTTACTGTCTACTACAACAGCTTTTGAAGCTGCTACAGTTCCTGCAGTAACTCCATCAATAGTTTCTAGTTCTGCTTCTGATATATCTGCACTACCTATTACAAAACTTGTACCTGTAATAGCTGTACCTGTAATTGTTGTACCTGTGATAGCTGCAGCACTTGATCCACCTATTACTGCTCCATCAACTGTACCACCGTTTATGTCTGCTGTATCGGCTACTAAAGCATCTGTAGTAACTGTACCATCAAAGTAAGCATCTTTAAACTCTAAAGAACTTGTACCTAGATCTATATCGTTATCTGTAACAGGAACAATAGCTCCATCTTGTATTCTTATTTGTTCTACTGCAGCACTAGATACTTCTACAAAGACTCCCCATCTATTGTTAGTACTATCAACTACAATCTTATTTAGAAAATCTAAGTCTCCTATTTGAGGTATGTTACCACCTTGTCCTGCAGTACCATCGTGTCTGTGTCCTGTAGATGATGCACTACTTGAAGAGTAACTAAAAGCGTTTAAGAGTTGATTGTATTCGTTGTTAAAAAGCGCAGCAGTTATTGTATCCCCATCTGCTAACGAACTTTGTCTGGTATATGCTTGAGCCATAGTTTAATTCTACCTTATTATTATTGTCTTCCCGATGGTCTGTAGTTTATATATAATCCATTTATAGTATATGGAGCTTTTACATCATTACTAAAAATATTAAAAAAGTTACTGTGACCACTCCCTATCAATGTATTTCTTACTAATGGTTGTTCTGGCGCACCAAATATACTTGTACCAAAAAGTGTTCCTGAGTCTCCAAATATTGAAGGTGCTTGTGCGTTAATAGTTAAATCTGCTGGTTGAGGTCTATCTGCACTATCGTAATCAAATCTAACTTTAAGTTTAGGTTCAATAGTTCCTTCTGGAAACAAAGATACTTTAACGTGATCTAAAGTCTTTAAAGTTCCAAAGTCTCCATAATCAAAATCAGGTGATTGGTATCTAGCGTGTATGTTTGTTTCACTTCCTGCAGGATTAAAACTATTTCCTGTATCGTGATTATAAACATATCCATCTCTATCACCGTGAAAAGCTTTTTCTATATCTGAAGCGTTAAAACCAGAAGTAACAGCAGGAGCTTGTATACCTTCTATTTCAGACCATTCAAAACCTCTTGATGTTAATGTTCCGATAATACCTTTAGAACTAGCAGTAGACGCTGTAGAAGAACTGTAATACATTCTGTATTGAGACTTATCTCTAATTACTACACTACTGTATTCTTGAACTATAGTACTGTCAAAAATACTATTTAGAATAGGTTGAATAGATTTACTAATAGTTCCTAACTCTACGTCACCAATTCTTGCTGTACCTGCAACTGTACGGAAACCATCAGGTGCTAAGAAAATCAAGTCACCTGCAAATTCCTGTATAGTCTTACCGTCTACACAACCTACGTTCTTTGTAACTGGTACTATAGCTATCGTGCTTGCATTATTTATATTCTGTAATTTATAAATCGAGTTTCTACAAAATATAAATAGTTCATCACGGAAAGATTTAAGTCCTACTACTTGATCATCTAATACAATACTACCTGATCCTGAACTTGTAAAATCATCTATGTCACTTGTACCACTATAAAATATTGTGTTCTTTGCTGTAGCTGCACCTGCAACTACTAAGTGTTTATCGTGTATTACACAGAACTTAGGATAGTGTGTTCCGCTTACTGTAATCTCTTTTGCAAAAAATGTTCTGTTTGTTATATCAGAATCTGTACCTGTCATTTTAAAATAGAAAGGTTTTGCTCCAGAACTTTCATCAGTAATAATTAACTCACCATACTCTGTATCGCCTTCAAAGATTGCAAAGTGTGCTTTGCTCTGTGAAGTTCTTGCAGAAGCACTACGACCTGTAAAAGCAGTATGGTTATCTCCACTACCTGAAACACTAGCTTTATTAATCTGTAACCAACTATTTCCTGTTTGACTAAAATATATGTTAGTACCTGAACAAGCTACTACTCCGTCTGCATATACTTTAAGTCCTAATATATCGTTACTGCTATTTGGTCTTGTACCGTTTCCAAACTGACTGTAACCGTTTATACGTCTGTATCCACCTTTGGTCGATACTTCAAAATTTGTTAATGTTGTAGCTTTTCCTGGAGTCTTTAAAAGTTCTAATGCGTTGCTGGCTTTATCTAGCCCTCCTTGTAATGCTACTGAAAAGGGTTGTGAAGCTGCCATTAGAAATAAATCCTATCATCTGTCATATTTTTTGGTTGTGGATTTATTAAATTAGACTTCATATTTCTCATACCTTTTTTATAATCATCTAATGCAAAAGCTGCTTGTTGTATGTTTTCTTTAAATTGATGAACATAATATCTAATTCTTGCTAATACAACAGAAGCGTATTGATCTGGTAAAGCAATAGCGTCATCATAAGCTGAAAGCTCTGTAGGTTTAGCATAAGCATAAAAGTGTACGTTATATGCTTTATCTGGTATAGGGCTAAGTCCAAACTTTCGATGATCTGGACTGCGTATAATATAACGAGGCTCTCCGTGGTTCTGAGTATCTGCATCATCTGCGTTTTCTCTGTCTCTTCTATATCTTCTCCAATCTGACAAAGACATAAACTTTAATCCTCTGGAAACAAAAGGAGCTGATTCACCTGATACTCCTATTGTTGTAATATAAAAATCATCCCAATCTATAGAAGCATAGTCTGTAGTAATACTAGAACTTCCTGCTTTAAGAAGATACCA